ACCCAACCCTGCACATTTCGACCGGCTTACATTCAGCTAGGTGAATCTTAGATAATTTCTATTTCTTTTCTTCCAGGGCGTTCCTAGGGCTTGTTGCAGCCATGTCTGTGTGGGACACACCTTCCACCAAACTGGCGACAGCCAAGGCACTCTGGGAGATCTCTGACGAACTGTTCTACAAGGCCTATGGGCCGACTGTGTACCCCACCCTGGACCCCGACACCCGTTCGACCACCTGGGAGAGAACCACCACCTGGGACGAGGTCGCTGACACCCTGAACTGGGATGACACCAAGAGGAGCACTGGCCCTTACCTCGAGGCTGACATCAGGAAGTTGGAGCGTGTCAAGGTAGGCGCCTGTGCAGTTTATGACCTAGTGTGGAGCATTTACCGTGGCAAGACCCTGTTTCTCCCACCTAAGGGTATCGAGATAATCCCACCGACGGTTGGTCATGCACTTAAGTACATTGTCCCCTCCACCCAGGCCACGCCAGCGCTCTTCCTTCAGGCGGCTACGAAACTCAATGACCGAAGAGTATCAACTAGATTCGCCTGGGCGTCAGATGGTCTCAAGTACATGGTCAACTCCGCCAAGTGGACCGAATTCGATGATGAGTATGCCAGCCCTAGAATCAGGCTAGACACCCGGAACTCTGAGTACGTCTACCGCCGTATAGGGGACCTGCACATCTTCCTCGGCAAAGGTGCGAAGGCTCAGAAAGCACTGGCCTTCTCTAAGAACACCTACGACTTCCTCATCGGCGCCTGCGATAGGATCTATAACGCTTGTGACTATGTTGATCGTGCCTGGGCCAACCTGCCAGCGAGACTTGATGCCTTTTACGAGCTCCTCATGACCCAGGTCAAGCTTGCAGCCAGGCTGAGACCCATAACCGCCGACAAGGTTGCCAAGGCTTGGCACGAAGTTAAAACCTACGCCCAGTACGTGCTCCTAGAATCAATTATGGATGACGCCCTGGTAGCCCTGAGGGAGGAGTTCGTTACTGACGGCCTGGCGGAAGTCGTGGATTTTGACGTAGCGGTAAAGCTTGTCTCCTCGGTCGATGCAGCCACTACCCTTGAGCTTGTTCACCTCTACAAGTGGATGCCCCCTCCGGAGTACGATATCAGTGCATCCCTACCTGAGATCAGAAGGCTCCACGAGAACCCCAGGCGAAGCGGAGCTCACCCCCTTGCTACCAAGGAGCAGAAGGAAATCTATGCCGCAATCAAAGTCGAAAGGAAGCTTAACTTCCTCGAGGCCTACCGTGCGAGGTATAGGAAGTACCCTGACAACCTTGTCACGAAAGGTAAGAATTGCAGCTACCTTGAGGCAGAAGCATGGGATCACCGTGGTGCTCTCAAGTATGAGCAGATGGGCAGCCTAGTTGCCGGCCAAATCAAGGACAAGGCCACAGTCAGGGCCCGCATGGAGGACGAAATTAAGGGGAAGCGCGACATCTACGAACAGAATTACTTGCTCTGGTACCTTGCTAATTCTGAGTACATTGATACCCGCCGTTACTTGGATGAACTCTCCGTCGGTGCACTCCATGAGGAAGCGTACTCCCGTGTGTCTTACAAGGCCGAAGGCCAAAAGGTCAACGGTAGGCCGTTCTTCATAGCACCCCCCAAGCGCCGCTTGCTCCTCGGTGAGTACGAAGGGAACAACTCCAACGTCGCTAGAGTTTACCCAGGGAGCTTGATTGGCCGAGACGACAAGGACAAGAACCGCATGTGCACTGAGGCCCTAGACGTCACTGTCTTCAGTAACAGCAGTACTGACATCAGCACTACTTATGTTGTCACCTTCGATGTCTCCAAGTGGTCTCCTAAGTCATGCGGGGCACAGGTCCAGGAGTACCACGATTTCTGGGCGGAGGTCTATGGAGACGAGCGACTCAAGAGCCTAGGTACCATCGGCTGCCATGATACAATCCTCAACACCACCGACGGTCTTGTCTTTAGCTACAAGAACACTGGTGCAGACCTCGAGGGCTACAGGACCAGGACGTCCACCATGTACCACGCTGACCTCCTCGCCACCGCATGTAGAAGGGCCCTTCTCAACGGTAACATCTGCGGGAAGAGCAACCTTGTGGTCTTTGTTGACGATGGTGCCGTGAAAATCGAAGCAGCTGGTGTCGGTGAAGTTGCCAAGGCTAACGCACTTGCCTTCCTGGAAATCATGAAGGAGGTCTACAATGCCGCAGGCCAAGAGATCCACTCGAGGAAGGTGATAATCAGCGAGCGTGGAGGCGAGATCCTCTCCAACTTTCACCTCGACGGTGTCCGTGTTCCCCAGGGGCTAAAAGCCGCTATGAAGCTTGCACCGGCCTATGATGACCCCATTGCCACCCTCCCCGGTGAGTTGGATGCTCTCTTTGCCGCCTCCCAGGGTGCAGTCAAGGCTGGGGCAGATCCCTTTGTTACCTACACTCGGTACCTGTGCGCAGCCGTCAATTGCATTGTAAGGTACGAGCGTCACTGTGGTTCCCTCATTGGACCCCGCGGCCTTGCTCTCAGCTTATTTGTACCCAAGTCCTTTGGCGG